GGGAGGTTGTGACCGTTCTCGAATCTCAATTGATGATGCCAATCGCTCGTAATGAGGTTCACGGAAAGCAACTACTCACTGAAGCCCTTGGTATTATGAAGACTAGCGGTTTGCCTGCTGCGAAAGAACACCTCATGTCTCTCGCTCTCAAGCGACAGCCCGCTCTTGAACGCCGTATTGACGCGATCTTAACGGCCTTCGCAGAAACGGGTGGCCAGACAACCAGCGCAACGACAGACTACAAACACGCTTACGGCATGTTCGATACGCTACGAGGACGCTCCCCTTCTCGTGGTGGTATTTACAATTCGGATGCACGTAAATACTCTAAGTACGCTCGTATGTTTAACTCGGTATCGCTTTTGTCGTACACCGTTGTTACCTCGATGACTGACCTAGTGTTGCCGATCATCCGTTCTGGCAGTATGGTTTCTGCAATGAAGGGATTGAAGAAGATAAACCTAGACCCTGACTACCGTACAGCGGTTCGTAATGTGGGTGCTGGCATGGCATCGATTGCTCACAACAAACTCGTCCACATGTCTGGTGGTGAAGGCGACAAGCTATCCAACGCTTTCTTCTCTGGCATCGGTCTTAACCAGTGGACAGAGTACATGCGTGACTATGCCGCTTCCACAGCTTACGAAGCGATCAAAGCCGAGCAACGTATTGCGATACGCAGTATGCGTGGTGATGGCACCGATATGTCAAAGCAGGGTGCAGACTTCCGTAGAGCAAAGCGTTTCCTTGCTCGCGTAGGCTTAGGACACTTCGCTGAGAAAGGAGCGGATTCATTAGACAACATGAAGCTGTTAGAGAATGATCAGGTGCGTGAAGCGATTCACCGCATGACTAACGAGGCAGTGTTCGCACCTAACGGTAACGACATACCGCTTATCTGGCAGTCTCCATTAGGTGCGGTCTTGTTCCAGTTCAAGTCATTCCCACTAATGATGGGCCGTCTGGCTCGTAGGGCATTATGGGATGAAGTGGGCAAGCCTATGCTCACCAAGGGCGAGCCAATCAACATAGCTCCCGCAGCCATGCTACTCTCCTTAGCTCCACTATTTGGAGAGCAAGTGTTAAGTCTTCGTGACACAATCACTGCGAAAGGTGGCGAGGAAGGTGGCGAGTACAAGCGTAGAGAACGCTCGGCTAACAAGTTCCTTGAGTCATTCGGTGCGGATGAGGATGATCCAGTATTCGAGAGCGATCAGATGGATGCGTTAGCAGGACGGTATGTGGAAGGATTCATGTTCGCGGGCGGCTTCGGTCTACTTGCTGATCTATTACATCAGTCCGCAGAGCAAGTGGATAACGGCGCTTATGGTAGTAACCGTATTGCCTCCACCTTCCTTGGCCCAAGCTACGGTGCAGTGTTCGGTACTGGTGTGAACATTGTCGCTGGAGCATCGGATGACAATGACGATTCTAACTCTAAAGAGCGACAAGCTTGGCGAGAAATTATTGGCCGCATCCCACTTGTCGGACAGAACCGTCAGATCAAGGAGGACGCAGTGGATTACTTGGGTGGCAAGGCGACTCGCTAATCAATTAACCCGCCAATATCGATGTGGATGGAGTTGAACCTCCTCCACTCTGTCTCGCTGCAACACTCACCACGAGTCGAGCAGCGATCACAAAAGAATCCTCCCTTCTCTTGATCAGGCTCACCGAATCTACAGGTAGCCGAAGTCTTGGGAATGGTCGGTTCTTCTTTTGTTTCCCAGCAGACATCTTTCTTGAAGCACATCTTGCACCTAAAATCTTCAGGCCGTGTACTGATCCTCTCGCATGAGCCAGACAGTACCTTGTTAACCCTCTCTTCAACTGGAACCCAAACCTCATCAGTGAACTCAACAATCTCGGCATGATACTGTGAGTTATCTTTACAGATGGCTACCATCAGCGCCTTATCCATATCGAACACTGCCATGTACGTGTGCATCTGCACATTATATGACGGGTGACTTTTGGCAATGCCATGATTAACGAACTTTTGGAAACTGGTTTTGTTCATACTTTTTATTTCGAGCATCAACCATTCGCCTTCCACCTTGATCTTGCCGTCACAATGGCCAGAGACATGACCTCCACAGTGAGAGAACTCGAACTGCTTGCCCGTATCAGGGTCAATTTCTAGCACCTCAAACCCAGCCTTCTTCAAGTCAGCGACCACCACATCCTCAAGCGCGTGACCAAACTGGAAGATTCGTTTCAAGTTAGGTCTGGCTGGCGTGTTAGGGAATCCCCTCATATTAAAACTTTGATACGCAAGGCAGTCATTACCTAATGAACTCGCACCTATATACTGACGCGGCTTCTCTTCTGGCTCTTGTGCATACGCATTATCAATTGCATCTACAATTACATTCATAAAAACCTCTAATTTAAATCATCTTTGATTGGCTCTTTCTTCTTGTGCTTATGCAACCTATTGCCCTCACACACAGGACAGCCATGATTGTTTCCACAACTACTATCGACTGACTTACCTCCCGTTTTCTTTTTCTTCTTGGTTCTGCTCATGCTCTATCCCCCTCTTCAATGCACTGATAACCCCAAAGTGAAACAGTGCATTAAGTTCTTCATCAGTTAGCACCATAGAATTTCGTGTTGCCTCCGTAAAGGTGTTAGGTGATAACTCTGAAACATCATCATGTACTAGCATCTGTTCAATGAGATACCTTAACCCTGTATGTGCAAAAGCCTGTATTTGTTCAGGCTCTACATCCATATTCATTATTGCTGAACCGTCAGGTTGATCCACTATATCTATTACTTCAATATCTTTACTCATCTCGATACTCCAACTCAGCCTGCATAAGATCCCTAATCTGAGGGTACATATTATTCTGTGTATCCAGTACAGCTTGAAGATGTTCAGTCTCCATATCAGCTATAGTTATGTAAGACAGAGGTTGATCTCCTGCTTTACCATAGGCTCCCCATGTGACGTGCTTACGCAGGTCATCATGTGAGTCCTCATCTGTTAAACTTAGGTCGGTTTCAGGTGCGTTCCTGTTAACCGTTCTCCTTGAATAGTCTAAGCCTCCGTCAACGATGTATATACATCCATTAGCATCCTCATATTCTTTATAGTCATGTCGTGTTTTTGATTCTAAGATGGTGCCATCAGGGGTCTGTAGAGCATTACGTAGTAATCTGTTCATCTTGGGTTTCTCCTTATATCTATCTTTACTACCCCGTAGTTTGCCCAACGAGAGGTTCACTGCCTAAAAACTTTTACAAAAAAGGGGCTTATCGCCCCTTATATATCTGCTTAACTACCCCTTAAAACGGGATGTCGTCACCAAATCCATCGTCTGACTTAGCAGCAGCTACAACTCCAGCAGTCGCAGCCTTGAAGTAAGGTGCCGAACGGCGTGGCTCACCACCACCTTTACGGATCATGCCTTCTTGGTCTGCCCAATCAGCACCGTCAACCACATGAACACCAACGCTCAAACCTTTCATGCTATTCACATCACTTGGTTTGTTAGGGTTAGGATGTCCAGCCATCTCTAGCAAGTGCTTCAAACGAGCGCGACCAATCTCAACCGCTTCTTTAGAGTTGTTCACGATATTGATACGATCATTAACCTTCTGACCACCATCACCTGTCATCTCGATGATTAACATTTTGCCACCAGAACGAGTGTCTTTAATCTCGACATCGCTTATGCGACAGGCGTGATCACCCGCAGTTAGTGTACGGCGACCTGACTCTTGGTTTACTTCTGTTAAATCGATACTTGAAAAATTAAATGACATAATTACTTTCCTTCTTTATTTAGGTTTTTTAATGCTGCATCACTCATCTTCTTAAATAGATCAGTGACGTTGCCTGTTTCTTCGATAGGACTCAGCGACCTTAATGAATCGCGTGACTTACCGAAGTATCCTCTGACGTTATCCGTAATTAAGAATCTACGAACAACTAACTCGCCATCTGGCCCAGTGGTAGTCGTGCGATTGCCGCACCATACATGGTCAAAGATAGCTGGAATGTGTTTACCTACCTTGCTGCCCTTCACGAGCGGCTGGTAAGTCACGCCACCATTGTCGTCTGTCTCTTCAGCCAGAAGACACGTCACGGTAACGTGGTAATCTAAGTTGCGAAGCCACTTCATTGCAGCGATCATTACTCGTGCATAATCCCCCCAAATCTGAAAGCCATTCTTATTGCCTTGGTGTTCCTTCTCCATGTGAATCATAAGAAGGTCACTAAGCTCAGTGAGTGAATCAATGAACAAGCACTTATAACCAAGCTTCTTAAACTCTGGCTTGTTAATCTCTTCCATCAAACCCTTGAACGAGAACGTGCCATTGTCAGGATCAGACGGGCCATCCCAGCTAGTGACTGTCACTACATCTAAAGCAGTGTCCGTCAAACTTTGAACGCCACTCTCCATGTCAATCACTAGGGTCTTACCAAAATACTCTTGCATGTACTTCGCTTGAGTGGTCTTACCAAATCCATGGAACGCAGCAACTAATAAGTTGTGGCGAACCGCAGCTAGGTTGTTTGTCCGCTTAGGATTAAACATTAGTAGCTCCCAGTGATTTTATGATTAGACGTTTTATACGTGACTGCATCGTAGAAGTAGTCCCGCGTTTCCGTATCAAGTAACTCAAATGCTTTACGAGTGACGCTGTACTTGGTGCTTACAAAATCAGGAACATTTGCATCAGCATACTTACGGGCCACAATTTCCCGCATCTTCACAGGGCTACATGTAAAGCTTGAACGCCCTTCTAATAGAACGTCACCCTTATGAGTAGCAATGATCACCTCATCACCATCCTGTAAAGGAAAGGCTTCTGTAATCTGTTCACGTAACATCTTGGTGCGCTCACTCAGCGCCTTCGCTTGACGCTCTACAGCAACGTACTCTTCTACTAATAGTTCAATACCAGAATCAACTGGCTTGATAGCAGTCTCTTTTTTTGTACCTACTAATTCTTCCCATTCCATCTTTATGTCCTTCTAGTTACCTTTAAGTGTTATTTATTTTGCTTTATAAATTTAACTGTGTCAACATTGAGACACAAATAAATAACTATTTATCAATTAAAAAGTAAATTAAAAGGAAAAGAACATGAAAAGCACAACACAAGCTATCAACTATGCCCGCATTCTTGATGACTGCTTGGCAAGGGAGCCATCCATCCAAGCCCTTTGTGAGAAGGCTGGTGTCAGTCGCTCTACCTTCTATAGGTTCCGCGCTGAACGAAAAATAAACAGTAAAGTTTTAGAGAAGTTGATCAACAGTTACAACTTAGACCTTGCTTACTACATTGAATACGCACCTGACTTCGAGTAAAGACACATGGAAGACACTTTAAATGCAGCAATGGAATACCTAGACCGAGGCTGGTCTATCATTCCCTGTTCCCCCTCAACGAAACGCCCTTGCATCGACACATGGAAGGAGTTTCAAACACGTCAACCTACAGTAGAAGAAGTAGAGAAGTGGTTACGCCTGCGCCCTGATGCTCACCTAGCTCTAGTTACTGGCGCTATATCTGGCATCGTGGTTGTGGATTGTGACAATGAAGAATCAAAACGCTTTGCCGCAGAGCATGACCTCACCTCCCCTATAAGGGTAGAGACAAGACGTGGTGTTCACTATTACTTCCGTGACCCTCAAGACGGTGGACGTAGACCTCCAAGGGTAGGCAGTAATGCAGGCAAGAACTGGTATCACTGTGACGGCTTAGACTTCAGAGGAGATGGTGGCTATGTCATCATCCCCCCTTCAAAGAACTATGAGTTTCATATTCCAACAGGACTCGACTTCGATGACGACATGCCTTTATGGATTGATCCTGATTTCAGTCAGCCAGACGAGAGTGAATCCGAAACAGACTTCGACTTCGGTGCGCTTGACCTCACCTACGCTGGCACAAATACCCCTGCTCTATCACGCATCCAAGAGAAAGCTGACTCATACACTGGTAGCTTAATCCCCACTGGTGGTACAGGTAGGCATGACCTCGTATTTAATTATGCGTGTGAAGCCTGCCTCAAGTACGGCATAGGTGATGAGTTAGAGACAGCGATCAGGGACATGATGGATAAGTATTTCGTTGAACCATTAGACGAAGCGCGTATTCGCACCAATCTCCAAAGCGTCCGAGAGCTAGAGAAATTAAACCACCCTGAACGCTTCGACTTCAATGGCAAGTACATTGCCCACCTCTCTTCCTCTATTGAACCGATCTCTTTGGCCGCACCACTAGAGCCAGATGAAGCTGTGCATTATGTGCCACTCACCGAGGATGATGCTGAGGCGTTGATCAAGGAGGCTGAGGGGTATGAATACCTTATTGACCCTTGGTTAAGAAAGGAATCCATCACTCAAGTCTACGGCTACTCTGGCCACGGCAAGTCTATGTTCCTTTCACACATGATGTATCACCTCGCGTGTGGTAAATCGATGGGATGCTTTGAAGTGAAGAAGCCAAACAAGGTTCTATACCTCGACTTCGAGAATGGCAAAGCCACTATCGGCAGCATGTTACAAACATTCAAAGATTCATTCGGAAGTAGTCACGGCAACTACAACCTATGGACACCCTTCGTAGGCAAGAAAGAATCCATAGACATGCGGACACCAGAAGGTGTACATGAATTCACCAAATGGCTGATCAGTGTAAAGCCTGACGTGGTAGTCAT